ATACGTGGAAGATCTAATCGTTTGGCCCATGCTTCATACACTTCTGCATGATCAGCCCAATATTGATGACCTTTGAAATTATTGTCATTAAATCGGTTACAACCTCGACAGGTTAGGTTACAGACATTTGTTATATAAAATTCTACTACTGGAAATAAACGAATCATCTAGTATTTAATACTAGAATCCTGCGGCACCGCGTTTTTTAGCTGCCGAGTTAGCCATGTCACTGACTGTGTCTACTGGAGCAGTTGTTGCATCTCCACTAGAAGTGTTGGTTATTGTACCACCTGCATCATCTTCGTCACCACCAAGACCAATTGGTTGTAGTTCAACATAGTCTTTATTGAAGCTTTTGATAATGTTTTTTATTGCTGGATTTTCTTCATTAGCGGCCACAAGTGCATCGTAGTTAAATGTTCGATCTGTGTTAATCACAAGATTAATTAGACTTTGTGTGCTAATTTTTGGTGAAGTTTCTTTGTCTTTATATCTATGGCGGATCAACTCCAGAGCCGTTAATAGGTTGTTCTCTGGAGTGTTACCTTTGATATTTTCAAATTCGTATAAACGCACGATTAACGCTTTTCACGGCCTAATGATTCAGCACCACCAACTGCGGCATCACTTGCAGCAAATCCGTCAGTTTCTGGTTCTTCTTCTTGGTCAAAATCGCTACCTGGTTCTGGAGGTAAATCAGCACCGCCCATGCTTGGAGCAGGAGCAGGAGCACCACCAAGGTTCATTGGATTGTCAACTTGCTCGCCTGATAAAATGCGCACACCTTTATCAACCCCTTCACGTGCTTGTTGTAGATTTTGCATTAGTGCTTCCAATGTACCACCAACTGCTGATTTAAATCCATCAGCTTGTTCTGAACCAATTTGGTCACGAATGCTGTCTAATAATTCAGGCAATTGCTCATTTTGCATTTTACCGACTTTTTCGATAGCATCCTGAACGCTGTCTACCATATTACGGGCAGCTAATAACACTTCCGCATTACCAACTTCACCTTCGTTAAGTTGTGTGCGACGTTCTTCAAGCCATGAATTTAGGCTTTCACGAACTGTTAATAGTTGCATATAACGTGGGTTACGTTCTGCTGTGTGTAGATCGATACTACGACGGATTTTATTTAAATTAACTGTGATTGTTTCGCTAAGGCGTTCTGCTTTTTCAACAGTTAGGTTGTCAAAATCAATAGCAAAACCGAAACGGCTTTCCATTAATTTGTTAACCTTTTTGGCTGACGTGCGGGCCATTTCTGTAATTTTCATGGGTCAAATTCCTGTTTAGACTTTAGTATTATTTATGTTTTCTTTGCAAAGTTGACATCTTTTAATTTATACGGTCCTCTTGTTTTACCAAGATGTGCAATAGATTGTTTCTTTCTTGTTTCTTCAGAGACATTACGTTTAGCTGTAGAATATTTTAATTTAGCTTCTTCTGTTCTTATCTTACCTTTATTACCTTGACTAATTTTACGCTTAGTTTCTTCAGAATGTGGTTTTCTAGGATGTCCTGCGTTTGATTTTCCTTTTTTAGCGTCGGATATCTTTTTTTTAGTTTCTTCAGTTATAATTTGTTTAGCCCTAGCTGCTCTTAATTTAGCTTTGTGTTCTTCGGATAGCGGTTTTCTTTTTTTAAATTTACGCTTTTGCCCCGGATGCCATCCATCTATACCATTTTCTTCAATTAAATTTGCCCAATTGTTAGACTCTATTATATTATTCTCTTTTGAAAATTTAAGAGCAAACTCTATTAATGACTGTTTATCATCGAATAATTTACACCACACTGTGGTTATTTCGTTGCCGTGATGTTTTAAATGATCGTTCCAATATTTTCCAGAGCCTTTATACTTTTTTGGATCTTTTGCTGTTGTTTTTCCAAAATACTTTAGCCCAGTTAAATCATGTTGTTTAACATATAGCCAAGTTGGTTTAAATTTAGTATTCATATAACTATTTAGTCACTGAGAACGATTTAGCCAGATTCAAATTTTTCTTAATTTCTTGTTTTGTGCTGGCGATACGTTGCATTACTTCTAGATAGCGGTTCGAATAATATTCTTCATTCCAGCTATCTCCAGTATCTTGTGCTTTCTTATAGCGTTTACGATATAAGGCCGCATCAAACTCTAATCTATTTAGTAAGCCATCATTGTCCTTGATATTGATTGCTAATTGTATTTGTTGTTTGTGCATGGCTATACAGTAAAATATAGCATCCTTGCGATTAAAGAAATCAAATATCTGTTGTTCTTGCTCTACTACTCGCCAACATTTGTCATTGATCTTAACCACACGATACTTACCCACCAGAACATCACTGCCAATTTGGTAACAGAAAGGCAATTCATCAGTGGACTGTGCTAGATTAGATAATTCGGTTTGGGTAAATCGACGTATCTTTTCTACATCAAACTCAGCGGATGCGTTTTTTGTAGTAGATTTTACCGGCTTCATTTGTTCGAAGTAAAACATCTTTGCTAGTTAAATGATTTGCAATCACTTGTTCGCGTTCATTGAGGTGTGCTTTGGCAATAGGAGTTTCACCAACAAAACGTTTAAGAAGTTCTTTCTCTTCGTTGTTTATTGGCAATAAAACATGATTAGTTAATTCGACGATCTTCATGCAAGTATTTAGCTTACTTAAACATCAGATGTCCAAGAATTCCCAGAAGTGCAGTAAGTGTTACACTTAAGATAGTGACTATAATGCTAACAGACTGTTTACCTCTGCCTTCAAATTTGTCGTCTAGGCTTTCCTTGATGCCAACTAAATAGCCTTCAAGTTTATCCATACGATGTTCAAGATTAGATAGTTTAGTTTCCAAGTTACTGTACCTTACGGCACATATTTCAACGTGGGCTTCTAGACTCTCTTTTTCAATCTGTGACGGTGCTGTCATTTCGCTTTCCTAAGTAAGCGATGCTTTCTCTCGATGAGCCTTAATGTGTGCCTTAATATGTGCCTTAATGAATGCCTGTAGCATCAAATATATTTAGTCGGGGGTCTAAAGGTATAAAGTATATGTTTTTACTTGGGCCCGATGTATAAAATAATGGGAGTTCTGGCTCGGCAGTTTCAGTTAGGCCTAGAATAATAGGAGTAAGTTTAAAATCACTCTTTAATAGACCAAAATGATCAAAGTTGTCTTGATACACATCTGCGTAGTCTACACTAAATTTCCATGACCACACTCGGTGTTTACCAGTGTAGCCTATACCAAAATTATTTTTAAAATAAGTAACATCTTCAAACAATGTCATTGTTTCTAATACAATCGGCTGTGTTCGTAGACTTAAAATTTGCAACACAGTTTCCCAATTACGCTGTTGGTTCCGTGCTAGTTCAACTTCGGGAGAATATGAAGTTTGTCCTGTTGGGGTTATGTCTACTAGAGTGTAGCCTTGATATGTATATCTTTGATCATTCACTCAGTATTTATAGCCAATAAAAAAGGCCCTTAAAAAAGAGCCTTTTTAAATTCAATTGCTAATTGTTTAGATTAGTATGTGAATGCTGAAACGATAGTACCAACAACACCTGAACCGTTAACTGTAGTGTTAGCGTAACCTTGTAAGCTATATGCGCCAGTAGTAGCTGGTAAGTCAGCTAATGTGCGACCAGTGATAGCAACACGGAATTGTGCGTTGTTAGTTGTTGGGTCACCTAATAACTCGATAGAACCAACATATTCAATTGCTTGAACTAAGTTGCTGTATGTGCTGTAAACTACGTATGGGTTAACACCAACGTTAGCACCAGTCCATAAGCCACCTGATAATACACCAGAACCAACTACTGTGTAGTGTTGTAAAGCACGACCAGTGATTGTTAAGTTACCGTTTAATCCGTCTGTTGGTTGAGCGAAACCGTCAACACGTTGAATGGTTGTATATGCCATTTTAATATCTCCTAAAAATTGTGCGCATTGCGCATACTATTATTTAGTCTATCTGTAGAAAATTAACCAAGTATATTATTTGTTTAAGAAATTAATGCGACTAAATGCCAGGCGATCTACTAGTTTAACAGCACCACCGTCGTGCCCAATAGCAACAAAGCCTTCAGGACTAGTTACTTTGTAACCATCTGCGGTCTTTTGGAATGTACCGATGCCTTCTACTTGTGACAGCTTGCGCAATAACATACCTTTTAATTCTACAATACGTTTGTAAGTAGCCAAGACCCCTATTAGGTTATTTGAATTATCAGCGATCCACTGTTCTTTAGCTTTGATCTTTTCGACGCGGTTCTTAGCAACACGGCTAGTAGGATCTTCTACATCTTTCATCATTTCACTATTATAGTGCGCAATAAAGTCTTTCAAGAATAGTGTAGGTTCTACAGCATGACTGCCGGCACGCACCATCTTATTAATAAATGGTTTAACCATACGGCCAAATTCTTTATCACCCAAGATAACATCAAATCGTTGTTGCCCAATCTTTTCCATTGTGGTTTTCGTTGCAGTTAGATATTGTTGTATCTTATTATTTTCACTTGGAGTTAGGCTAGCAATACCTGTGTAGTCTTTGTATGTAGCATCATCAAACCACACTGCTTTAGTTTGATTATATCCACTTACATTAACTCCAAAAGATGCCTGCATGTCTTGGACTGTTTCACCGCCACTGTAGGTAGTGTGGAATATAATACCTATTTGTGCTTGACTAATACGCTGTCCTAGGTGACTGTTTACTGGTACTGCATAGGTAATAGTATTAGGAGTAAACACATAACAATCTTCATCATTAACATTTACTGTGGTAACTTTACCAGGTGTAAACATCAAATCACCTTGCACTACTCCGCCTATGCCTAATTTGCTCAGATGTGTTAGTGCAGACTGTAGCATCTCTGCTAGTTCGGGTTTATCGCTGTACCATTGCTGTATATCTTGCGGACGTTTACAAAGTTTAGGTTCACCTTTGCTAAACACTGATTTAGTGCCTACAAAGAATTTACTGTCAGTTGGATCAATACCACAAATGATTGCAGGACTGCCATCCCATTTAACTGTTAGTTGTGTTGTTGTGCCTGTGCCTTCTGCTAGCATATGGCGTAGACTTTCAATAAAATTTAATGCTTCTACTGCGCCAGCATATCCGCTATTAAAAACTAAGTCTTCAATATGTTCAAGGTGCGTGTTCTTACTTTCTGTCAATAAGAAACTAGGAGTTTGTTTTTTAATCTCAAACAGTTGCATTATAAACGAGCCTTAATACCGTCTACTAGAAATTTAAATTCTTGATAACTTTCTGCCAATGATGGAATACCTTTTTTATTAATAGCCTTTGGTCTGTTTGGTTTTGCGTCAAGTGCATCTAGTTGTTTTAATAGTGCTTGTTTTTGTTGTAGTGTTAATTTACTAATATCAGGTAGGCGACTTCTATCAACCTTGGTAATGTTAATTGCTTTCATTGCATCCGATATAACTGCTGGATCAATACCTTGTTTTTGTAATATATCTACAATAGCTTCGCTGTCTGTTGGACTGCCAGCAGCCTTCCATGCGGCCTGTAGTTTGTCTGCGGTAACTTTAGTAGTAAGGTTATGTCCTACTGTTTGTGCTTTGTTTTTAACTGCGCCAATACCTTTGCCTAATAGATTTGCGGCTTTATCACCCAGGCCTGCTTTGCCGTAGGTACCTTTAGCGGTTCTACCTTGAGCATGTTTGCCTGCTATACCTCTGCTAACATTAGCCGCAGCTGTTTTAAATTTATCAAATAAGCCTTCAGCAATAAGGATATGTTCAAACAGTTGGTTAACCTGTGCCGATGAAAGCACAATACTTTCCATAGCATCAACACTTGGTCTTGTTGCTACTAGTTTACCTGCTTTGTCATAGATACTAAGATCTATACCATCTGTTTTATATGAAAACTTATCAAGCGGAAATTGTTGTTTAACTCCACTTGGAATGTCCCACGGACTTGCTGGTTGTAGTCCTGTGGTGTGTTGACTAAATGATGACGATGTAGTAGTTGTATCTCCACCTTTCATTGCTTTGCCTAACGCACCAGCAGCATAGGCCATGCCACCTGTTTTAAGTCCTTGTCCAGCGGCTGTGCTAAACTCCTCACCTTGCAATAACTTATCAGTCATTTTTAATAAGCCAAGTGCGGCTGCTCCGCCAGCACCTGCACCGCTAATGCCAGCAGCTGCTATCAGCGCACTGTAAATTAACGTTTGTGCTACGGGATGTGCTTTGGCAAATGTTCTATACTTTTGAACATATTGCATAACACCTTTGTCGCCACCTGTTGCCTGTTTTAATTTTTCAGCAACATCATCATATGCGGCATCTGCATTTTTCATTGGGCCGCTATTTTGAACTTTACTCACTAGGTCATTGTATGCTGACTGCACTTTGGCGGCCGCATCTTTAGTTATTCCTAACCCTGTGCGATTGCCTCCAGCACCCGTAGCACCTTGTTCAATTTGTTGGAATAGGTTTAAGATTTGTTGAGGATTTAATTGTGCTTCTGCAATTACACGACCAGCCGATTCCCATAGCATCATGCTATTTTTATTTTTAGGAGTTAATCCCTCGTATAGATATGACGTAGTCTTTTTCATTATTTTGCCGCCATTGATGCTAGTAGTTGCCTGCGCAGTTCAGCACGTTCTTCTGGTGTTAATTTACTAATGTCAGGCAACCCGGCATCAGCTTGTTGTGCATCACCATCAGCTGCTGCTGTTGGCGGCGTGTTTGTGCCAGCTGACTGTTGTTGTGCTTTAATCTGATCAATAATGGCCTTTTCTTTAGGATTCTTAGGATCTAGTTTTTGACCATTTATAGTAATTGGTTCGTCAGCTTGGTTAGCGTCTTGTTGTTGATTTCGTGTGGGTTTTTGCCTTGTTTGTGCTGCTTGTTTGTTTAGTTTGCCCATCTTATAGAGTTTTGTCACATCTGTTAGGTACTTACTGCTATTAGCAGGCGATAGGGTTTCTGGAGCAGGTGGTAATAAATTTTCATCACAACTGAAATATTTAGCGGCCCATGATGCTATGTCAGTGTCGCCTGTACCTCCAGTGTATTTGTTCCATGCAGTAACAACTTTGTTGGCTAATTGTTGTAATTCAATTTGACCTGTTTTTTGTTGCCAACCTGCTTTGGCTCCCACAACTCCACCAGTGGCTGCACCTCCAATGCCGGCTGCGGCTTTTCTAGTAAAATCAAGTAGACCTTCGTCTAAAAATTCATTAGTCTTCATCTTTGAGTTTCCTGATACCACGTGAGAATTTAGCAGGATCTTGGCCTTTGATGGCATTAAGGAAACGACGTTCTAACTCGCCAGCTGTTTCAGCATCGTAGTTTTCGTGTATGTTACGGATAAGGTTGATTGCGCCATTGATAATGTTGTTGGCGCGAGTCTCAAGGAGATTCTCCTTGTCCTTGTGCGTGAGTAACTCATCAAGTTCTGTGAGTATGCTACGAGTGCGTTTCTGCAAAATCTTACTCCAATTTAGTATATTTATCGTAGATTAAAATTAATTTATTATAGTATAGCATGGATTAAATACTCTTACAATGACCCTAGAAACTATAAAATTTGAATTGGAATTTATCCCAGACTATTGGGGCATGCCACCAAGGGCTAGTATATCTATAGACGATACTCGCAAATTCAATGGTGACATTACAAAAGAAGAATGTATAATATCATTTGATCATACTTTAGAATTTGGAAAAACACATACCCTCTGTATTGACAAGTATGGTAAAGGGCATAAACAGGTTCGTATCAATCCAGATGGTACTGTCAGCGACCAAACGTTAACAATTAAAAACATAATTATAGATGGCATAAACATACGCAATTGGCTTTATACCCATAGCTATTATACGCCAATATATTTAGAACCTTGGGCCAGTGAACAAAAGGCCGCAGGAATAATTTTAGAAAAAACAGTACCTGGTGAAATGCATCTATCGCATGATGGAATTTGGACTTTTAATTTTTCTAGTCCGTTTTATCAATTTGTTTTTGATGCCATGGATGGAGAAATATGAAATACTCAATGAACGATATATCAAAAAAATTGATTCCAATCAATGATAATTTTTTTAAAAAATTAAAGCAAGATTGGTTTGAAAACTCACACAAAATTGTCAATTATCAAACCTTTATTCCAATGGCAGAAGAATGGTTTAGGGCAACTAAAATCAATGACATACAAGGGTGGGATCAATTTCCCTGTGTAGATGTATTACTTGGTTGCACACACTTTATTGAATCGTTAGTACTTAAATATGGGTGGAATGGTATACAGATACTGCCTGAAGAATATGCATACTATGGTCTTATGGGCAAATGGGGTACTGATCTAGGTAATCTACAGCCTAATACTCCATTGATAATATCCTTGCCAAATTGGCGATATGCTGATCTAAGACCAGAATGGCCTCAACTGTTAGCTGAGTGTGAACAAAAAAACATTGACATACATATTGATTTTGCTTGGATTATTGCCAGCAAAGATATTTCAATTGACCTTGATCATCCCTGTATTAAATCCTTTGGCATGAGTATGAGCAAATATAGCCTAGAATGGAATAGAATAGGATTACGTTGGAGTCGTCAACGAGCTGTAGATTCAGTTACTATCTTAAATCGCTATCACGGCGATATTAACAGTGCATTGACCAGCTGTGGTGCATTTATGATGCAGAATATTCCTCGCGACTACGCTTGGGATACCTACGGGCCATATCATTATGAGCTATGTCAAGACTTAGATCTATCGCCAACTAAATTAATTCATGTGGCAAAAAATAATTCTGGAGTATTAGGAATTGGGGGAATACTATCCGCTGTGTCCCCACATAGCATATAACGAATATCTAATATGATCTGCGGGAACAGGAGTATTCATGTAGTGCGGTACTCCAACACTATTATCTACTAGATATCCATAATTTTCTTTGTAGTCTGTTGATAGGATTGTGCCATTAACTAAAAATTTAGTTGCTAGATCAACAGTTGATTCTGATAGATAAATTTGTACAGCAACGTCAATAATGCTATTGTCTTTTTCATGCATACTAATAGTATACCCTTCTTGATCTTTCCATATAGATAGGCCAAGAAATTTATTAGTTCTATTAAATCTTTGATTTAAATCAGCAGTAAGATTGTCTAATACTATGTGTGTTTCTTCAATGACTGATTCAGGTATCCAATTTAATTTCAATCTATTATTATATTCTTGTTTTAGTTCCTTGGTCCAAACTATTTCTTCTGTTGTTATGTAGTCTAACAGTTTAACTAATAGATCAGGATTAATAAAATCTTTAAGAAAAAACAAATGAGGACAAGCTGTAGAATCTATTTTTGATAGTCGGTCTAAAGAGTAACTAGTACTGTCAGTGATTAATTTAAAATCCAACAGCATTATTCTGCACTCTTAAGACCTGCCAGCATGCTCTTTAATTTACTACTGTCTACCGTGGCATTGATCTTAGGGTGATCTTCTGCGGGACTTACACTGCTACCAGTTTTGATTTGGCTCAGAATGTTAGTAGTACCCGCACCACGCAGGCCACTTTCTTGTGCTTCTTCACCTGGGTCTGTGATGCGCATTGTATCAATGTCGTAGTCTAGGTCAATCTTTTGTCCTACACCAGTTGAACTACGTGACTTCATACACTGTATTTGATAACGTCCACGCTCACGCATAGCACGACTTGTAAAGATACCAAATACATTATCTGCTGTGTTAATTTTTGATAATCCACCAGCAATATGACTATGGTCAAATTCAATTTCCTCAACCGCACCGCGATTTAACTGTGACGCTGTAACAAATAGTACACCTAGTTCTTTAGCCAAGTTACGCAGTTCTTCTGACACATACTTGTCTTTAACAAACAAATCATTTGGGCTAACTTTTGCACTTACAGGCATGACTAAATCCAAATAGTCTACCATAACAAAGTCTACTTTGCGTCCTGTTTGGATTTGATACTCTTTTAAATATGCTCTAATGTCGTTAACGTTTGACTGTGCTGGGAAGCCTTTGATTTGATAGTTACCTGCTTTCTTACTAACCAACCGCACTTTCATTGTAGTTGTATCAATGTCTTTGCGAATATCTTTTGTGCCCATCCCAGTTAGCATAGCATCTGTTCTAAGTGCGCAAAGTTCTTCACTCAACTCCAGACTTACATACACACCACTTAGGCCTGCTTGTAACCAACTCAAAGCCAAGTTCATCATAACAAGTGATTTGCCTGATCCAGATCCACCAGCAAAGATGTTTAGTTCACCGCGACTAAATCCGCCATATAGCAGTCTATCAAGTTGTGGCCAACCTGTTGATACTTGACCGCCACTGTTATAATATTTTTCAATACGCTGTTTAGGATCTGCAAAGTAATCAGTACCCATGTCTTTAGTAAGACTAATCTGTACTGCATCTTTGATTAGTTTTTCTACAGGATTGTAGTCACCCTTTTCCAACATGTCTGCGGCTTTAAGAATAGCACGTTCAAGTTCTTGACGTTTAGTAAAGCCTTCAAACTCTGTCATAAACCAATTATAGTGGTCTTCTGTTAGATCTGGTACGTGTTTTAACTCTGTTCCTGTAACTGCCTTGACCTGCTCAATAGTAGGCAGAGTCTTGTGATTGTCACTGTGTTCTTTAATAAACTTAGCAACATCTTTAAGACTACGATCAAAGTTTTCTGGATTATAGATATTCTGCACACGCACATAGCTTTGTGCATCCTGCAACATCATTTCAATAAAAAGTTTTTGTAAATCTAGTGAATAGTCTTTTGTGCTCATAATATTAATTATACAGTTTCTTTTTCATTAATTCAATCTTGAGTTTGCTTGTTTCTTTGCTGTCTATGATAGTTTTCAACACAAACAACTTGCCATATTTTACCACTGCTTCATTTATATCCTTACATGTTTCTAACCACACTGGGAAACTAACACTCCATCCATACTCTATAGCATTGTTAATCATTTTAGCACCTGCCCGGTCACGATCAGCTACTACTATGACTTCCTTGCCCAGGCTTTCAATGATGTCTGCTTGAGTTTCATTACACTCATTGTTCAACACTGCTACACCATCTATGCTCATAGCATCAAATGGCCCTTCACAGACTATGACAAACTTGCTGTCTGGTTGTTGGGCGTTTGTATTAAACACAAAGTTAGGTTCATAATGACTGTAGTATTTTGGCTTAACGCCATCAACAAAAGCACGACTGGTATAGCCAATGGTTTTACCTTGCCAAACGCAAGGAATAATCACACGCTGATGTAGGCTGTGTTCTGTTGAATCAGTCCAATAAAATTCATATTTTTGTGTGTCAATTTTACGAGCAGTAACATAATCAACTGCTGAATTTAGTAATGGCGGAACATTACGTAAATCATCTAACAAGTGAAATGTAAGTAGTTGTTGGAAACTAATAGCACCTTCCGGTAAGTCACGATGTTTAAACTCAACTTTTTCTTCAGCTTCAGCTTTAACCTCTTCTGGTGCGACTAATTCACGGATACGTATTGCTTCAATAACCAATCGTTTAATGTTGGTGTCATCTGCACCCAACCATTTTAGTAACTTACGAAATTTGAATGTTAAATGTCTGCCTGGTTGATATGATGCTTTGAAGTTACAGTTAAAACAATGATAGCTGACTGATCCATCTGCGTTAGCAGTCAATCCACCACGGCCACGAGTATCTGCACTTTCGCCATTATGATGACAACAGGGCGCATTAAAGCTAGTCCACCCACTAGGAGTAGTTTTCTTCTTAGCTGGTAAGATTGATTTTATGAAGTCGCTTATGATATTCAGCATATACTATATTATACACTGATTTTTTGGTTAGATCAACCTATATTCCAAACCTTGAACGAACTGCTTGATAGTTTTGATTGATCTGTGTATTACCAAAGGCAGTGTTGTAAATACGGACAACACCCAATCCGCCACCCCAATAGTCACCAAGGTCCCAACGCCGCATCAACACAATACCAGCTTGTGAACTGGTAGATGAACCCGTGTAGCCAAGGGTGCTAACCTGCGTATTATTTACGAACAGTTTAACTGTTGTGCCATCATAGGTACCCACGATGTGATACCAAGCATTTGATGTCAATGAATAAGCTGGAGTAGCATGCCAGGTACCATCCCAGAATCCATTTTGTAAGCCACCAGAAACATCAACACCAAGGCTAAAGTTAATCCTACTAGTAACCCCAGGATATTGTTCTGTGAGTATACAAGGATCTGCTCCCGTGTTAGTGCCAGTGTAGTAGTGCCAGGTTTCTACAGTCCAGCGTGACAGATTACCAAAGCTCTGATTTGGGCTGTAAGCATATTGACTGCTGCCAGGCACAAAGTTTAGGTATCCACCATTGTTGCTGCTGAATGTAGGACTACCGCTTAGGGTAAATGATAAGCCGTTAGCAGTATCACGCCAAGTGGTGTTGCCAGAGAAAC